GGGTATATCGTTTGCAGCAATTGAACATAATAATGCATCATGTTTTGAAAAATGGACGAGGTTTGATTGTGGTAGTGGTGGGTGTCCGCCTGGCCAATTTTGTGACGGTACGGTTTGTTCCATGTGTATTATGACGCCTGAATAAACAATTAAATTAAAAAAATATTATGAACGAAGAAACTCAACAAATGAACGATATAATGACCCAATTGGGTACATTAATTATCGCAGCAAACACTTAATTTTAAATTTAAATAAGTTATATGGATTTTTTAAAAATTGCTAAGGCTTGGATTACGTCATATAACCCATCAGAGAGAGAACAAGATTTGGCGGAAAAACGATATGTGATTTGTGATTTTTGTCCATCTAAAGTTAAATCAATTCTTGGCTATTATAAATGTAATGAGTGCGGGTGTCCAATACAAAAGAAAATATTTTCTAATTTATATAACGATTGTCCATTAAAAAAATGGAAAGAAGTGGACGATGCATCAAACATAGTATTTATCCAAAAAGATAAAAAAACTATAATATAATAAATAATTTTGTATTATAATGGAAATACAATTTTGGTATAGTGATACATTACCCACACCTGGTATTCAATTTGTAAGTGAAAATTTATTTGATAATATTTTATTTAAAAATGTAGATACTGACGCAGTGGATTCTACAAAATTAAATTTTTTAGTTTTTAAATGGGAAACTAGTTGGGGATTTCCAAATACTTCATATACTCATTCGGATAAGTTTATAGAATTACTAAAAAAGCTACAAACAAAAAACTTTTATTTTATTGCAGATTACTCACCTGAGGCACATACCAGGTCTGATGATTTAAGTTTGTCTTTTTTAAATAAATTAAAATTAAATGGTATTGATATAAATCGTTTAATTGTGGTAAATAATAATTCAGATAAGGTTGGGTTACATCGTGTAAAATATGGTAATTTTATATTAAATACAATTTATTTTCCCTATTTTTATTTACACACATATCATGCATTAAAAAATCAAATTGGAAATATTGGTATAAATAATACTATAACTACCGATAAGAAATTTTTATGTTTAAATCGTAGAATGTATCACCACAAATATCAAATTATTGAAGAATTGTTTAATAGAGGGATATTAGATGATACTAGATTTAGTTGGGTAGATAATAAGAATACAAAAAATTTTCTAAATAAAAAATTGGTTTCACATTTAAACATAGATGTAAATAATTTTAAAGCAATTCAATTAGAAGGTGATGTAATGTATGGTAGTGAATTATCTACACATGAAGAATATCTTTACACAATAAATGTTAACTGGTATTACAAAAGTAAAGTTAATATCATAACGGAAACAAACTTTAATGAAACAGAAATTCACATAACCGAAAAGACTTGGAAGGCAATTTATTTAGGTGTTCCATTTGTTATATCCGCATCAAATGGACATCTTAAAACATTACGGAATATGGGATTTAAAACATTCAATTCAGTAATCAATGAGGATTATGATGACATGTATGGTAAAGATAAAATAAAACAAATCATAGATAGTGCAATAGAATTATCCAATATATATAATAGTAAAGAAGTTTTGGAGATATGTAAATTTAATCAGGAACTATATTTTAATTTAGAACATCGTAGACGATTATGTAAAGAAGTTTTTTTAGATAAACTTTATGATATTAAAAATCCAATAATACCTAAAACTTTAATTTAATATGGCAACACTTTGGACATTTGGTGATAGTTTTACATTTGGACATGGGTGTAGACCTGATGGCCCAACTAATGAATATTATTACAATTATAAAAAGGAATCGGATGATATATGGCCTAATTTATTGGGTAACATATTAAATATGGAAGTTAGAAATTTAGGTGAATGTGGTGCAAGTAATGATTATGTTTTAGATTGTGTTATTGATAATTTTAATATGATACAACCAAATGATGTAGTAATAATTGGAAAAACATTTTATCAAAGGTTTGATGTTCCAAAATTAAATAATAATACATTTGATACACAATGTGCTGAAGACCTTCGTTTAATTGATATTAATTTAAAAATAAATAAATCTAATAAAGATAAATTAGAAATTGAAACAATACTAAATTATGGTATTTTATTTGCTGACCACAAATTATTTAAAGAACGACAAGATAAACGATTTAAATTCATTGAACAACAATTTAAAAATAAAATAAATAAAATATTAATTTGGGATGTTATTGATTTCGCACGCAGTAAAATGGAAACAATACAACAACATACCTCAGGCGAAATAAAAGATTTACATTTCAGTTTTAAAAGCCATAAAATATTTAGTGAATTTTTGTATAAAAAATTATATACAAAGCCTACATTAATTTAATATAACTTATTGATAATCAACAAGTTATGAAAAATACCTTAAAATAGTTGGTAAAGTCCTAATAATTTCGTATCTTTAAGTATAAACATTAAACTCTAAGATATGAAGATTATTTACAAAATTCTATATGTTATAGGATTAATTTTATTAGTAACCGCATGTAAAAAAGAAGTTACTAATCCAATTGCACCACAACACATAATTACATTTACAATCGATTCGGCATTAAGTTCAGATGGTAAGAGAAGTTTACCAAAAGATAATAATGGATTTTATCATTTAGTATTATCTACAACAAGAACCCAAACTCTTACAAGAATAACAGGTACATTTTTAGTTGATGGTAAACCTAATAAAATACCATCACCCGTTCATGGAAATATAGAATGGGTAGGTTCACATTATTGGTTATTAAGAGCAGGTGAATCGGCTACGGCAATTGTTAAAACATATTTCAATCCATTTACAGGTCAATTACAAATTTCACAATTACCCAATTTAATTTCACAACAAGACCAGGTTATTCCTATTGTAAATGGAACATCCGGAATAGGATATGATGATGGCAATATTAATACTATGGCAGCTCCCGTATACCCGATGCGTGGTGATACACTTACGATTATTGCTAAAGCAAGATACACAATTGAGATACCCGTAGATAACTTATTTTCAAAGACTAAAGTAGATTCAATACAAAAATCTATTAGAATTATTTGTGATTAGGAAAAAAAGTTGTATATTTGAGTTATGATAACAATGCCACAAACACCGATTACCGACCATTCCTTTAAAAGATGGGGAGCGATACGAATAGAAGAAAGTGATGGTGAAACTGATTTCTATTATTGGATATTACCTTTACCAAAAGAAGATGATGATGTTAGTGATAGACCTACGTTAATATCAATAGCAAGTGATGAATGGAAAAATATGGAATTAAATGAGGGTGAATATTTAGTAACCTTATTTGATAATTTACCAATGTTAGAAACGGAAGAAGAAATTGAACTATTATATAAAATCTTAACAAAAGAAAACTTAACAAAATGAAAAAAACAGAAGCAGAATTAAAAGCAAACTACGAAAAGTTTATTGCTATTGTAAAGAAATACATTACAGGAGATAGGTTAGATAAAGTATTATTTATGTATTCCGATGATGAATTGGGTGGAAACTTAATGGTATCACCTGCAAGTGGTAATGTAGGTTATCACAATGCATATGAGGGTGGATATATTGACCATATCTTTAATGTTTGTAAGAATGCTTTAAAAATGAAAGATTTATTTATTGCACAGGGTGGAACGCAAGATTTTACCGATGAAGAATTAATATTTTGTGCGTTACATCATGATTTAGGTAAATTAGGAACTAAACAGCATTTACATTACATTCCAAATGATTCAGATTGGCATATAAAGAATAGAGGTGATGTGTTTATGAAAAATCCATCTAATCAATATATGACACTTACCGATAGAACATTCTTTACTTTGCAGGATTATGGTATTAAGATAAATGAGAATGAATATTTTGGTATTAAATTGACAGATGGTATGTATGATGAAGATAACCAAAAATATCTTAAAACATTCAATAAAGATAATGTTCAAAAATCAGCAATTGCAAGAATAATGCATTGGGCAGACCATATGAGTACGGTTATAGAACAATCACATAATAAGTCACAAAAAAATGACAAATTTTCATTAAATGTTGGACAATTCTAACAAATTGTCAGATTAACCTTAATGGTATAGTATTTGAACTATATAGAATATTATTAACAAAACAAAAATTAAAATTATGTATTTAATTGATTACAACAAATTATTTGAAGATTTCTTTGAAACACCGAAAACAAAAACAGCTACATCTACTCACAAACAAGTAGTAGTTGATATAAACGATGATATCTTACGAATCGGATTGGCAGTTCCTGGTCAAACAAAAGAAACATTAGAAATTACTATTGAGGAAAACTTTATTAAAGTAAAATCAATAGAAAAAGAAACAGATGATGCAATTTGGAATGCTATTGCACTTCCGGTTGATGAATCTCTAAACATTGGAACTAATTGGGATATTAGTGCTACATTGGCATCGGTAAAGGATGGTATATTGTATATCTCTTTACCAAAGATAGAAGAAAAGAAACCAAAAAAAGTATCCATTAAAGTTGGATAGTTCAGTTATATTTAGTATCTTTAAGGGTAGTCACAAACGACTACCCTTTTTTTATTATGGCAGAATACTCACAAATATTACCACTTAGAACCGATATAAAGGTTGTAGACCAATTTGGATTCTTACCTCTATCAATTAATAGACCTACCAAAGAATCGAAGCTAAAGTGGCACGATGCCTATTTAAATGATGGTTTAGATGAACAAAGAAGAAGTGACACATCAGAGTATTTACCTGGTTATACTTTCTCAGAATTTCACGCAGGATTAGCAGAACAAATATATAAGTTTTGGAGTATGAAGGGTAGTAAAGTAGTAGACCCTTTTGCAGGTAGAGTTACGAGAGGATTTGTTGCAACCAAGTTGGGTAGAGATTATACTGGATTTGAGATTTCCCCTAAAACATATGAAAGAATACAAACACACTTTGAAGGACACGGTGTTAAGCCACATGTAATTAATAGTGATGGAACTTTAATGGAGGAAATTTCAGATAAGAGTGCAGATTTAGTTTTTACCTGTCCACCTTACTTTAATTTAGAAAGATACGAATCGGTTCCTGGTCAATTGAGTGATGAGAATAGATACGAATCATTTATGAGTAAGATTGATGTTTGTATTTCAAATTGTTATAGAGTTCTAAAAAGTGGAGCATTTGCATGTTGGGTTGTTGGTGATTTAAGGACTGGTGGTGGATTTCAAAACTTTCATGGTGATGTTATCAATTCATTTAAGAAGCATGGATTTAATCAGCACGATATAGTTATACTAGAAAACATTTCACCATTCGCAGCATTACAAATTGGTAAAACAGCAGCTAAGCGATATACATCAAAGGTACATGAATACTTATTGGTTTTTAGAAAGCCAGGAGATTACGAAGTACCCAAATATTGTTCTCCTGATGAATTAGAACAAGAAAACAATCTTTTAAGTAATGATACAAGATAAATTTAATCAAATATATTTTAATGGTTGCTCGTTTACCGAAGGTGGTGGATTTGAAGCAAAGAAAGAACACGTTAGAGCAGCATATAAAGAACAATACGGATTCGAATATGAATCACAAGTAGATGTTTGTTATCCTACATTAGTTGGAAAGCAATTGGCGATTAAAATAATAAATGATGCAAAGAGTGGTAGTGGTACGGATAGAATTATTAGAAAAGTATATGATTACATTCTAAAAAATACATTAGATGAAGTTAAAAAAACCCTATTCATATTAGAATTACCTGATGCGATAAATAGATTAGATGTATTTTCAAACAAGTATAACAAATATTTGGTAGCAAATACTAATTATGATAGTAATGGAAAAGTAGAAAGTGTACACACAACATTCAATTGGATTAATGAGGGTTATATAAAAGATGAATTATATAAAGATACTATTACTCCTGTAATTAAACAATATTCAAATAGTTTTATAAATCCAATCCAATGGGAGTTAGAAACTGCTAAAAAATATTTAGGATTATGTTCATTTTTTGAATTACATAATATAGAATATTATATATCCGGCAATTATACTTACTTTATTAACCAAATTGATTTTAATAAATTTATTCCAAATTTTCGTAATAATAGAATTTTAAAATTAGAAATTAATGGTCAATTTGAAAATAATATTGTTACATTAAGTGAAAAAACTAAAACAAGAATATTTGATGAAATTGGGGTTGATATAATAAATGATGGACACCCTGGATTTCAAGCCCACCAACTATGGGCGGATGGCATAGTTACATTTTTAAATAACAAATATTTATATAAAAATAACAAATTATTATAAAAAATAAAGTATATGAGATACAAAGAACAAATCAGAAAAAACTTAGAAGCAATTGAAATAAGAACAAACTTCTTAAAGCAAGCAGCAGAAGGTAGTAAACAACTTTCTAATGCAGATGCAGTAAGGATGTTTGATGAAGTATTATTTGCATTAGGTAAAGTTAATGATTTAATTGACCTAGAAAGAGAGGGATAATGAATTGGTTAAAATGGTTAGTGGGAATATCAGCATTAATCATAGCTGGTTGTGCTGCATTTTTTTCTATAACTGGATTGGGTGTTCTATTTAGTGGAGCAGCTGTATCTGTTATGGTAATGGCAGGTTCATTGGAATTTGCCAAACTGGTAGCAGCAACTTATCTAAAACAAAAATGGAATGATATTGGTGGATTTAATAAGTGGTATTTAGTGTCAGCAGTGGCACTATTGATGCTAATTACATCTGCTGGTATATTTGGTTACCTTTCAAATGCATTCCAACAACAAAATCTTAAATTACAACAAGTAGATAGAGAGATTGCAGTATATTCTACAAAGATTACTACCAATGAAACCCAAATCGGACAATTGTCGGCACAATTAGGACAATTGTCGGCTACTCAATCCCAAATATTAGATAAGGGTAAGGTAAATTCTCGTCTTTTACGTTCAATTGATAGTAAAGATAGGCAAGTTTCACAAATTAATAAGAAAATTAGTGATTTACAAACTGAAAATGCTAAAAACAATGATGAAATCAATAAAATCAAAGTGACAAACTTAGATTTAGAAAAAGAAGTAGGTGGATTTCGTTTTGTTGCTGAAGCATTTGGTATGGAATTGAAAAATGTTGTAAAATTCTTCATATTTTTGATTGTAATTGTGTTTGACCCACTTGCAGTAGCTCTAATTATCGCTTTCAATGGTTTGATTGATGATAAAAAGAAAAAGCAAAAAGAAATTTTAACCGAAATAATGGAAAATGACGAAAAATTGGGTTTATATGATAATTTAGATGATTTAATGGAAGAAAATTATAAAAATTATGAAGTTTATGGTGATAATGGAAAAAATTCACCAAAAAATGAGGTTATAGTGGAAAATATTCCTCAAAATGAACCCATAGAAACCACATCACTACCATATTATGAAGAACCTAATTTTGATTGGGAAAACAAAAATTTATGGATAAATAACCCATCTGCAGTAAAATATTGGATGAATAGTGGTAATTCTATCAATAATTTCAAAAAATTATATAAACAACACTTGGATGAATTAGATAATACTAATTTAACAAAAACATATTAAAAAATAAACAATGGCATATTCAGAAAAGGTAATTGACCACTACCAAAACCCCAAAAATGTAGGAACTTTGGACAAATCTAAATCTAATGTAGGTACGGGTCTAGTAGGTGCACCGGAATGTGGTGATGTGATGAGATTACAAATAGAAGTTAATGATAATATCATAACTGATGCAAAATTTAAAACATTTGGTTGTGGAAGTGCTATTGCAGCATCTTCATTAGCAACGGAATGGTTGAAAGGTATGACATTAGAAGATGCGGTTAAATTAGATAATATGGAATTGGTAGAGGAATTAAACCTGCCACCGGTTAAGATACATTGTTCGGTATTAGCCGAAGATGCTATTAAATCTGCAATAAACGATTATAGACAAAAGCAAGGATTAGAACAACTAATCTTTGATGAATCACATATATAAAAAACAAAAAAACAAATTATGAGTTTTATTATTGGTAAGAGTTGTGTTGATTGTATGGATACTGCATGTGCAAGTGCATGTCCGGTAGATTGTATTCACGGACCTATTGATATGGAAGGTTCAGGTGGTGAAATTGAAAGAGATGGTAGAACAGCATTTCCCGGTGGGCAAATGTATATCAATCCTGATACTTGTATAAATTGTGGAGCATGTGTACCAGAGTGTCCTGTTTCTGCGATATATGAAGATGAGGATTTGGCTATCAAAGCTGGAGATGAGGAATCGGTACATAAGAACTATGGTTTCTTTGGTTTAAAGTATAATTAAAATAAATTTAATTTAAAGATTAATGAAAGTATTAATTACAGGTGTAGCAGGACTATTGGGTAGTAGACTTGCAGATTATATAATTGAAAATGTACCAAATGTAGAAGTAGTTGGGATAGATGATTTATCAGGTGGTTATAAGGAAAATGTGAATTCAAAAGTTACATTTTGGGAAATGAACTTAGTAGAACATCCAATTGAAAATTGTTTTGAAAATCATAAGTTTGATTATGTATTTCATTTAGCAGCATATGCAGCAGAAGGATTATCTCCATTTATTCGTCAATACAATTACGAAAACAATTTAGTTGCAACTGCAAGAATAGTAAATCAATGTATTAAACATAATGTTAAAAGATTGGTGTTTACATCTACGTTAGCAGTATATGGACATGGTGAAGGTGGAATATTTGATGAGAAGCAACAACAGGCGCCAATTGACCCGTATGGAGTAGCTAAGTATGGATGTGAGATGGATATTCAAATTGCAGGTGAACAACATGGTTTAGATTGGTGTATTATCCGTCCACACAATGTATATGGTAGAAATCAAAATATTTGGGATAAGTATCGTAATGTATTGGGTATTTGGATGTATCAACATTTAAACGGATTACCAATGACAATATTTGGTGATGGTGAACAAACACGTGCATTTAGTTGTATTGATGATATTGTTGAACCATTATGGAAATCTGCTATATTACCTACCGCATCTAAGGAAATTATTAATTTGGGAGGTGTAGAGGAATGGACAGTTAATAACGCATGTGAAACATTGAGAAGCGTAATTGGTGGTGGTGAAGTTGTATACAAAGAGGGTAGACATGAAGTTAAACACGCTATTCCAACCTGGCAAAAATCTATTGATATATTAGGATTTGAACATAAAACCAATTTTGAAGATGGTTTGAAGGATATGTGGGAATGGGCACAAAAACAACCTAAAAGAAACCAATTCGTTTGGGATACTTACGAATTAGATAATGGCATTTATTCATTTTGGAAAAAATAAAAAATATGATTACATTTTCAGAGTTCTATAATTCAATAGAACCAAAAAGTGACAAAGGAACATTGCATGATTATATCAATGGATATTATTCAACAGAATTTACTGATGTTAGATTGGATAAACTTAATATAGTAGAAATTGGTGTTAGAAGAGGAGATTCTCTAAATTTATTGAGTAAGTGGTTTATTAATTCAACTATAACAGGTATTGATAATGGTAGTGAAATGAATAACAATGATTTAGAATTTGTAAGTAAAATACCAAATACAACTCTAATATTAGATACCGCATATTCAGATACTACTATTGATAAATTTGAAGATAATTCAATAGATTACTTAATAGATGATGGACCACATACGATTCAAACTCAAATAATTTCAATACAAAAATGGTTAGAAAAAGTAAAAAAAGGTGGTACACTTATAATAGAAGATATACAAGATTGGGATAACGAAAAACAATTCTTTGATGAAATATGTAATTCATTAGGAATATCTTATGAATGTATTGACTTGAGAAAAAATAAAAATAGATATGATGATGTTTTAATAATAATTAAAAAGTTATAATAAATGATTAAAAATTTAGTATATTATTGTTATTTTGAAAATTCGGAAATAAACGAATTTGCAAATTATAATATCACTTTAATAAATAAATATTTACCACTATTTAATGGACAAAGAATTATTAAAATTGCAGTAGATGATTTATTAAGGGATAATTCACATTTAATTAATTTATTTCCTAATTGTGAAATTGAATTAGTACAAAATAATTCAGAAACTAGAGAATCTGAATATTTTATACAATCCTTAAAGGAAATTAAAAACAAAAATTCACTTACATTTTTTGCACATAATAAAGGAAGTAAAAATGGTGGTGCTGGAAATGATGTAGTAAAGGTTTGGTTATTATCAATGTATTTTTTTAATTTAGAAGAACGTTATTTATCTAATATTGAATATAATTTAACAACCGATAAAACATTTAGTGGTATAATGCAAATAACTGTACCATGTCCTCCTTGGGTTACAACTAATTGGCATTATAGTGGAACATTTTTTTGGTTTAACACAGAAAAATTATTTAGTATAGATGGATGGGATAACTTTGAAAAAGGAAGATTTTCAGTAGAAAGTTATCCTGGAAAAATGGTAGATGTATCTAATTCACATGTTACATTATGTAGTGAAAATTGTAATTGGAATTCATATCAACCAATGATATGGAATAAATATCTAAATGAAACAACATTAGAAGCAATTCAATATACCCAATATTGGGAATTATATAATCAAATATTTTAAAATGTATTCAGTTATTATACCTACAATGTGGAAATGTAATAGATTCCAACAAACACTTAGAGAATTAAGTGCACATGAATTAGTTGGGGAAATTATCTTAATAGATAATACACCAAATGATTTAAAAATAGAATTACCAAAATTAATTCATATATTAGAAGGAAAAAATACATATGTTACGGCCCCTTGGAATAAAGGAGCTAAATTAGCAAAGTATGATAAACTTTTAATCCTAAATGATGACATTTGGATGGATTGGCAGATATTGAACACCTTATATGATTTTATTACACCTGAAATAGGATTAATAGGATTAGATGAAATACCATACAATACCTACCCTAGTTTAAGTTTTGGATTACAACCAATTGAACATAGACACGGTGGATGGGGTTGTGCAATATTTGTTCATAAAGAAAACTACACTCCAATACCTGAAGAAATGAAAGTATGGGGACAAGATGATTGGTTATTTGTAAAAGCTAGAAATAGAAGAAAACAAAATTACAAATTGGTAGGATATAGAATAGATGGTGAATTATCGGTAACAAATAATATTTTAGATGCAGATAGTGAAATCCATGCAATTAGAGAAAACGATTTAAGATTAAAACAACAATATAATTTATTTTAGTTATGTACTTACAAACACCTTACAAAATCAGTTACGATACAACGAAATATGATTTTAGAAAAATAGTTTCAGAAATGTTAGAAGTATGGGAAGGTGATACTACCCCATTAGAAGATTTACATACATTGGAACATTATGATTTGTTAGTTAGAGAAAAAGACCAATCTACAATTTGGCATAAAAGATATTACGACAAATATAAAACACAATTTTTACCAACTTATTTAGAATTAGTTAAAGAACTTAAAGAAAGGTTTGGTTATGATGAAATTATCTATCAGAATATTCCAACATTTAGAGTTCAATTAGCAGAAGGTAATTTGGGTGTAGGTGAATGGCATAAAGATAGTACTTACAATCATGGAACTACCGAAGTGAATTTTTGGATGCCATTTGTAAATACTAATGAACAAAACACTATTTGGATGGAAAGTAAAGCAGATAAAGGTGATTACCAACCATATAAAGTAAACTATGGTGAAATTTTAGTATTTAGTGGTGCAAACTTATATCATGGTAATAAAAACAATGATAGTGGTCAAACCAGAGTATCGGTTGATTTTAGATTAGTAGACCCGGTAAAATTTATTCCAAACGAAGCAGGTTCAATCAATATGAAAGCAAAATTTGATGTTGGTGGATATTTTGAAAAATTATAATTATTAATATGGTAACAGTATCAGAAACCGCAGCTAAAAAATTAACTTCTCTTATTGAAGAAAGTGGGTTTGCAACTCCATTTGTAAGAGTAGCAGTTAAAGGTGGTGGATGTAGTGGATTATCATATGACCTATCATTTGATACCGAACAACAACCCTCCGATACATTAGCCGAAGATAAAGGAGTAAAAATATTAGTAGATAATAAATCTCTATTGTATTTATTTGGTACTGAATTAGAGTTTTCCGATGGATTAAACGGAAAAGGATTTCAGTTTATAAATCCTAATGCATCCCGTACTTGTGGGTGTGGTGAATCATTTGCATTATAAATTCTTATTATTATTTGGAAAGTATAATTATTTAATGTATATTAGTGTTATAAACAATTAGATATGATAAAAATAGTAACAGACACATCGGCTCTAAAAAAGTCAATTCCTACTACAACATTTACAAAAGAAGAACAAGATTTAGCAACAGCTGCATTATTAACTGCAGTAACCGAACACAAAGGTTTAGGTATGAGTGCAAATCAAATAGGATTAAATAAACGAATTTGTGTAATCAATGTTAGAGAAGAACCTTTGGTATTGGTTAATCCTACAATCGTAGAAGAAAGTGAAGAAAAGATAATGTATTTTGAAGGATGTTTATCTTTACCTAAAACAATGAAAAAACCAATTAAGACAGTTCGTTCTTATGGTGTTAAAGTAAAAGCAGATAACTTTCCAGATGTATTAGATTTTTCTACAAAAGAAAGAAAACACGAAGATATCAATGCATTATTTAGTGATGTAGATTTATTAGAATCAGTTTGTGTTCAACATGAAATTGACCATTTGAATGGATTAACAATTAGAGATAGACAATATACTGAAACCGTTAGATTAACTGCATTTGCTAAGTTAGGTAGAAACGAAAGATTCATCTTAAAGAAAGGTGATGAAACTCTTTCAGTTAAGAAAAAGAATTTATCAACGTATTTAGAACAAGGATGGGAGGTAGCATAATATGGAACTAATAATAATAATTTTAACTATATTCTTATCAGCAGCCGGTTATGCAATATATAATCTTTTGAATAAATTAGAAAGATACGAAGATGTAATTGCAGCTAACACAGAATCTTATATTCAAATTTTAAATGCTATGAAAGAAATTGATTCAACGGGTGCATTTGAATCCGATGATGAGGTTGGTTCTACATTTCAAGACTTAAAGAATCTTATAGCCAATAACCAAAAAATATTAAACGGAAACGATAATGGGTAGAAAGAAAAAAGATACCAGATACTTCACCGAACAAACCGAAGCAGCTATTATCGCGTACAACAAATCGGAAGATAATAGAGAACGAAATAAATTATATACCGAACACATCCACTATTCATTTTATAAGTTATCCGAAAACGTATTAAACACTTGGGGATTTACTTATTTTGATGATGATAAAGAAGATATCAAACATGAAGTAGTTTCTTTCTTATTAGAGAAGATACATAAATTTGAAGAAGGTAAGGGTAAAGCATTTAGTTATTTTACAATCGCAGCTCGTAACTATCTTATCTTAAATAACAATTCTAACTACAAAAGATTTAAAGCAACATCACAATTAAGTGCAATGCCGGTTAGTTGGGATTTAGAAAATGATTTCAAACAAACATCACATAACGAAGAATTTAAAACTTTCAATGATAGAATGCTACAATATTGGGATTTAAATCTTAATAAAGAATTTTCTAAAAAAAGAGATATACAAATCGCAGATGCTGTTTTAGAATTATTTAGAAGAGCAGAATTTATTGAATCATTTAATAAAAAATCATTATACTTATTGGTGAGAGAAATGACGGGTTATAAAACACACTATATAACTAAGGTTGTTTCAAAGATGAAAGAAACCCAAATGAAGTTATACTATCAATTCTTAGATGAAGGTGATATAACACAAGAATCAAAAGACCCGTTTTGGAAACGAACAATTACAAGATGAGAATATTAGGAATATCAGCATTCTACCACGACTCAGCAGCTGCATTAATTGTAGATGGCAAAGTTGTATCGGCACAAGAAGAAGAACGATTTACAGGTATAAAGCATGACCAACGATTTCCCATCAATTCAATTAATTGGATTCTAAAACAAAACAAATTAAAGATTAACCAAATAGATAAAATTGTTTGGTACGAAGACCCTAAGAAAAAATACGAAAGATTTAAAGAACAATGGTTTAGGTATTTTCCTAAAACAATTGGTTTAACTAAGAAACTTATATTTTGGAGAAAGAATAATAACATTGAAGATATTATTCGTACACAATTAGGATATAAAGGTTCAATAGAATATGTAGAACATCACATATCACATTTAGCATATTCATTCTATACATCACCATTTGAAAACGCACATTTATTTTCAGTAGATGGTGTTGGTGAAAACGAAACCGCAATATTAGGATTAGGATTAAAAGGTAGATACATACAACCATTAGAGAGAACGTACTTTCCACATTCATTAGGATTATTATATGCAAGTATTACTGCATTCTTAGGATTCAAACCAAATAGTGGTGAATACAAAGTAATGGGATTAGTGGCGTATGGTAATCAAAAAGATTTGTATAGAAAACAATTTGAAAAGATTGCTAAACTAAATGGTAATACATTAGAATTAGATATGAAATATTTCTCATATCATTATTCAGAGAAAGGTATGTTTACTTCTAAACTAGCAGAACTATTTAATGTAGCACCGAGAACGCCTGAAAGTGAGTTAG